TCATTCCGGAATTCCAATAAGTTGTTTGCAGATTCGAGTGACAAGGGTGTTGTGAAGCTTCAGGCCGTCTTTGCCGTAGCTTTCGCATTGGTACTGGATGGCTGCCTTGCCTTCGCCCGGGAGCGCGTTTACCTGGTGCTTCCAAGTTCCCTTGGCGGCCTGGACGTCGTAGGTGGTCGTGATCGATGCGTAGCGGTCGCTGCCTCGCATCTCGGTCGTGACTGACAATGGCCACGTCTCGATCGGGGTGCCGGACTGGCGGCGAGTCAACAGGCCCATGACGTAGTTCAGCTCATGGTCCGTGAGGTATCCGCGCTTTAGCGATGGCTCAGAGCATGCCTGTGACGGGCGGTACGTGACGAAGTTCATCTCGTAGCCCGGGCATTCCGTGATCGTCAGCGACGTTCCGTCGTCACTCTCCCAGCGCGAGATCCGAGACTTGTCGTCTTCGGTCATCTTTAAGGTCCAGAACACCGACTTGGTGATGTGGTTGCAGAGGGTTTTAAAGTTCATGACTTTCATGTGAAAAGTCCGCTTTCGTTTGTGATTTCTCTCCCCGGGTGAGATCATCGGGTTGTCAGACCACCACGTTTGACGTCCGAATAACCAACACCCAAGGAGGGAAAAATGAGTTCTGAAAAAGTTTCTTTAGATGCCGGCAAGACTCTGGGTATGCTGATTCAAGCTGAGCTAATTCGCTTACCGAGCACGACTTTTACGCCTTCGGCATTTACAACCGCGGATAAGGTTCAGTCGGCAGCAAAATTGGATGCTCTGTACCTTCAGACTCTTGTGGATGAACTGAAGAAGCTGTCTCAGTCTGAAAAGAAGGAGTAATTTGCTCATCCAAGTAGCGGCGGACGTTGATCAACTCGTTCGCCGCTATAGCGGCATCGAGAGATCCTTTGCCGGTTGCAGTCAAAACTGCTTCCCAAATCTGATCAGCGTGTTCTTTACTGATTGGTTTTTCGTTTGTCATTTCCTTCTCCTTTCAATGCCCGGGCATGGCCGCGAGGTAGTAGAGCCATGCATAAACGCCGCATGCTGCGATTAGTGCGTAGGCCACGCATTTGATGTCTTCGAGCATGGCTACCTCGCTGGTTCATTTCTGAAAAATTGGACCGACGTCGCGATGACTTCCGTGACCTGCTTCTGGACGCCTTCACGGGTCACGTATTCGCGCATGTGCATCTCGCCTTCAACCCACAACAAGTTGCCTTTCTGGACGTAGGCGCAGATGTTTTCGGCTAGCCGCCCATAGGCAATCACGGCGTGCCAATCGGTGCGCTGCTCTTTAGTGCCATCGGCGCGGTAGATGGTTTGAGATGTCGCCAGTGAGACGCGAGTCGCTTGCTGGCCGCTTCGCGTCTGACTCAGCTTCGGGGTGTGGCCGACATGGCCGAGTAAGAATGCTTTGTTGATGGATGGCATAACAGTCCTTGCATGAATAACCACTTAAAAGTGGTTTTGATGCTCTGGATGGTACACCAAAAAGTGGAAAAACAAGAAAAAAGAAAGGTGGCGATCTCAGAATAAAATCGCCACCTTTTGATGATTGTCAAAGAAAAGTTACTTGCGGTAGATCCGGTGCTCGACCATGACGCCTATTACTTTCACCGATTCTCCATCAATCTGAGGAAAGTCTGCATTTAGAGGAACAAGGCAGAAACTGCTCTGCGTTTGCATCCGAAATTTTCGGAAATAAGCCTCTGCATGGTCTCTGTCTTTCGAGACGGCCAGGACGAAATCGCCAGGTACAGGTTCAATGTTGGGATCAATGATGACTCTGTCACCTGGTTTGAAAACAGGAAACATGGCGATGTCAGTGATTTCGAGCGCATAGGCGTTTTCAGACAACTTCATGTCAGTTGTGAGAATGTCTATCGGTTCATCAAATCTGCCGGACCGAACGGATAGCCACGACAGCAGGGGCACCTGGCGCTGACCTACCGGTTTGATAGACAATCCTTCTCCTTCAATCAGCGGAAGGTCGAGACAACCAGGTTCTAGGCCTAGTTCTGTCTCGAAGCTACGGGCTAACTTTTCACCGATGGTTCTGCGTCCAGCAGCGCAGTCAGACACCTGACTGCGCTGTCTTCCGGTCAGCTCCAAAACCTTGCTGATGCCCAGAGTTTTTACCACCCGCTGAAGGTTGATTTGTCGGTTTTTACGCACGTCGAAAGACATCTTGTACCACCAAAAAGTAACTGTTGAATCAGTCTAACCGCCATATGGTGGTTATCGCAAAATCAAAACGTGGTAACATGAACGCCACTAAAAGGTGGCTGAAATGGATTTCAAAAGTTACTTTCTTTCTCTTCCCAAACCTGCAAGAGAGCAATTAGCAGGCGAGTGTAATTGCACGCTCAAACATCTGATCAATGTCGTTTACGGCTGTAAAAGGCCATCAAGATACATCGCAGTACAGGTTGAAGCGTTTTCGCATGGCCTCGTTTCGCGGGAGCAGGTGAGACCTGAATCTGACGATTCGCAACCGAAGGAATAACCATGGCTGTTTCCTTTACTGAGTACATGGTTGCATTACGGGGTAGCGACCTGACAGGTTCAACTCGAAGCATTGCGCTCTGGGTGGCATCTCGTTGCTCCGATGGATGGCCAGTGACGCGAGAGATGATCGCTGATGACTCAGGCTTTTCTCGCGCCACGGTCACGAGGGCTGTGACCGAGCTTTGTGATCGAGGTTGGTTGGTACCTACGCGAAATCGACGTCAAGGGAACAGCTACGAGCTGGCAATTCCTAGATTCTTATCTGCTCATAGTGAGCACACAGAAGGCTCACAGCGAGCATATAAGAATGCTCAAGGTGAGCATATAAACGAACCTTTATCTGCTCATGGTGAGCCTAATACGGCTCACGGTGAGCATTTAAAAGAATCCATATCTGCTCATAGTGAGCACACAGAAGGCTCACAGCGAGCAGATAAGTATGCTCATGGTGAGCATACCTATACAAGAACAGAACAAAAACAACAAAAACATCCTCGCGTGTGCGCACGCAGGCCCGCGCGCGAGGAAGACGCCGCCACCATCAAACACTCGAACCTGAACGAAGGGCTACTTGCCCGGTGGGTGAGGGAGCTTGTGAAAGTTCCTGAGGCTAAGGAAGAGATTTTGAAGCTCAGCTTCCAGAAGTCTCCAGGTGAGGTTTACCAAGCGATGTTTGTCACGTCGTTGTACACGACAGAGGCGCTTTTTGAGCGTTTTCGTCCGTGGTTCGTTCGACTTCAATCGGAGGGGCGGCTATGAGTTTCCAAAAGTGCGCAATCGAGGGTTGCCAGTACGCCGGGGTCTCAAGCTACTCGGCAGGTCGTTACTACTGCGATTTCCATGCCGAGCTCTTTGACCGTGGCCCTGAGTTCAAGCGCTGCACTGCCAAGGTGACGCAATACGCGTCCTGGTGGGCGGTGAGAGATCTGAAGGCAAAGCTCGGTCGCATTGCGTCCTGCACGCTCGAGTCGGATGCCAAAAAGCTGATCGACGTCGTCCGGCAGAGTCCGTTGCGACAGTATCTGCCCGATCCTTCGGTTTTGGATCGTAAGGAGATCGTCAACGGCATCGGCGAGCGAGTGCCGGAGCCGGCGCGGATGTACGCGCTGCGGGTTGATTCCTGCCTGGTCAACTTCATCGTCGACAAGGCGATATTCGACATGGGGTTGCCGGTGCTCGGCAAAGGTCTGCAGGGAGATCTGCCGCTTGGGCAGGCTTTGAAGGAGGGCACCGATGGCTAGGTTGCGATGGGTTCAGGCGATGCTGCGTGAGTGGGCGGCATGGATCGAGGGTTTCGGCGGTGGGCTTCACAGTCCTGAGCTGGACGGGATGCCGCGCGGCAATGTCTTCGGCTCGCACCTGCCGAAGGATACGTTTTCTTTGCGCCGCACTCAGCAGGCGATTGACCGTTTGGACCCGGAATATCAGGCGGTTTTGGCGCTTGTGTACATCGAGGGACCGAGGGCGAATAAGGTGAAACTATCGGAAATTGCGAGGTGGAAAGAGGTCAGTGACCAGACATTTCGCGACCGTGTAGAAGTTGCGGAGCAAAAATTTTCAGAAGAGCTTGATTTTATTGAGAATTTTTCTCGGGAGGGTGAATAAATGGCATTTTTGCTTGACAGGGTTTCGGGAAAATTGATAGATTTTTTCTACAATTTGGCGAAGCTTGTAAGTAGAGCGAGTTTCTCCAATCGTAGGCCCGGGAGAAAACGGGCTTTTTCTTTCCTGGTGTCCGGACTGTTTTTGCGATGTTTGAAGCGCTTAAACCATATATCGAGGCCGCAGCTAAAAACGTTCCGGCAGTCTTGCTGTTCGTTGTTCTCTTGTTCCTTCTCCCTGACTGTGAATTTTTCCGGGAGGTGAATCGAATGAGAGACGAATTCTCTGCATACTTCCTGTTTGCTGGACTATTTAGCTTTTGTGTGTTGGCAGTCCACTACGGTGGCAAAGTCTGGAACGCTATCCAAGACGGACGTCGGCGTAAAAAAATGCAGCGGGAGGCTCAGGAACAGGTCGCAAAGGAAGCGGCTCAGAAAGAAGAAAAGGCTCGCCAGGAAGCCGAGTTACAGTGGCGCAAAGAAAAGGAGGAGCTTGACCGTCAAGTTCGCTTGTTCAACCGGCTATCCATCCAAGAGCGCAAGTGTCTACTCAAAAACTATGTCGGCAAGGAGAAAAATTTATACCTTGACAGCGGGGATCCTTCCACGCGCAAGCTTTGGATGCAAAGGTACATCATAGAAATTGGCTTCCACAGCTATTGCTTGAGTAACAAGACGTGCGACCTCTTTGACGCCCGGTATGAGGAGCTGAAGGCGCAGGTGGACGAAGCCGATACTGGAAACTGATGTTTGTCTATTTTTCTTGCCTCAGTTGGTTTAACCTCACGTTCTCTGGCCAGAGAATTGCGGTTGAAAAATGTCCGACTGGGGCAAACTGCTTTTGTGGATGCTGAAAACTATGCCGTGGATTGTTTGCTTAATCTCGGCGTTTTTGGCGTTCTTTCCTGAATCGCTGACTCCGGACGTCTTCCTTCCGATCCGGCAGGAATGGGGCGGCTGGATTGCCGTTCTGTTTCTGGTGGCTTTGGGGTTTTCTGCTGTCTGGGCTCGGAAAATGTGGAAGCTTCTGAAACAGAAGGAAGAGGCTAAAGCCAAGGCTATTGAAGACCAAAACCGTGAGGTTGAAGCATTTGACAGCCTGAGCGATGATTTGAGAGCTTTCTTGTGTGATCTTTATTTCACTGGGAAGATGAGCCGAGAGGTTCCACTGGATGATCCTGGCGTCCAAACTTTGCTGTCGCAAGGCTTCGTTTCCTATGCTCGGGCAGGGATGGTGACAGCGCATCCGAGATATGGCAGAGCGGTAATGGTGACGCTTTCCAAGCGGTCTTTGCGGTTGTTTAAAAACAACGAATCGGCTATGAGACGGGTCTACATTGACCTGGTTGGTTTAATCTCATGATCTCAGTTTGGAGAACATGAGGTACAAAAAATGGTCGAGTTGATCAAATTGATTCCGGTTCTATTGCATGGAAAGCCGGCAATGATCTTTGCGATCTTCGTGGCGATTGTTGCCTTTGCGCCTATCGACAGCCTTGAGTCCGTTAGGGAATATTTCGGCCCTGTTTTACCCGCCATCGGAGCATTGGCTGTAGCCGTGGTTGTTGGGAATATCCTGTTCTGGCTCAAAGATAGCGAAGTGGCACGATGGCCGTACCGCAGACTAGAGCGACGAAAAAGGGGAAAGGCCTTTAAGAAGTTGTCGGAAGCTCAGAAACTGTTGGTTCTGGATTTGCAATTTGGAGGACCGGAACGTTATTTCAGATTCGACGATAGCAAAGACGAAATTCGGGAACTTCTGAACGAAGAACTTGTTGAGCAAGGTTGGATAGATTCAGACCCTGGACGCTCTCTGCAATTGACGCAGTCGGCAGAAGAATTTATCGAGCAAGACGAAGAGCAAAAGAAAGCCCTCAGAAAAGAGCTCCTAGATAAAGGGATGCGAGGGAAGATAGACGAATGGGTCGTATGACAACACGAAGCCCGGTCTGTACCGAACCTTCTGCCATAGCTAATTTTATTTGTCGTTGTGGTGAGAGGGTGGGGGCTCAGTTAAAATGAGTCTCTTAGATTTTTAGCACCGTTTTTGGCGGGAAGGAACAGGAGACGCGCAATGCGGTTGCGAGTTAAGAATGTTGGGATTCTGAGTGATTCCGAGATTGAAATTGCAGGAATCACTGTTGTTGCTGGCGAAAATAACACGGGGAAAAGTACGTTTGGGAAGGCCCTGTACTCCGTTTTTAGTGTTTTAAATCATCTTGACTGGCGAGTGGAACAGGTGAGACGGAACAGTGCTTCGTCAGTGGCTCTGTCTACGTTTTCTAGTGTAAATAATCTTTCCTCGGACGAATGGCTTCGCTCTGTCACTGGGAAATTGCGCCGGAATAAACTGACTGCAGACTTGATTCAAGAGGTGGTTGATTCGTGCCCGGAAGATTTGCTCGAAGGGCGTGAAGAATTTGTCAAGAGGGCAACAGATATCTTGACAATGGATGAAGTTACTGTTAAAGAGCGATTGATTTTAAATTCTTTTACTGGGGAATTTGGAAGTCAAGTTCAAAATCAACTGCATCGAGATGAAGACTCGCTAGTAAATTTAGTTATTAAAGGCAAGCCAATATCTGTAGTGATTCGTAACGAGGCAATTGATTCTACAAGTGGTATTAGAAGCTTAGATCATGTTCCTGTATATCTGGATGAACTTTCGCCAAATTTGACTAGTGACAGATATCGTTATGTTTCGCGGTGGATGTTTGATAGTCAGCATCATGCAAACCTTTATGATTTAATTGGTAAAAATCTTGTAAATGACGATAATGATGGAGATTCGACAGTAATACAAGACATACTGAACGATCAAATGCTTAAGCCTGTGCAGGATCGGCTTAAGGAAATTTGCCATGGTTCGCTGCGCAGTGTTGGAAAAGGCATTAAGTTCGTTGATGACAATATGCCTGGTGTTTCTTTGGATTTGAAGAATGTGTCAGCGGGGTTGAAGACGTTTTTGATTCTTCAAGAGCTTATTCGTAATGGTTCTATTGGTGAAAATGGTACAGTCATCCTAGACGAGCCGGAGATTCATTTGCACCCTCAGTGGCAAGTGGTACTGGCGGAAATGATTGTACTGCTCCAGAAAGCAATGGGACTCCATGTATTGATTACATCTCATAGTCCGTATTTCATTTCGGCTATTGATGTGTTTGCAAAAAAACATGATGTCATAAAAAACAATCGATATTATTTCAGTTCGAGAGAAGGAAACTCTGTTTTCGTCGAAGACGTTACAGATAGGATTCGTATCATTTACGATTCGCTCGCAGCTCCGTATCAGACCATTCAGGATGAGGCCACTAAGGTTGAAGAATGAAGACGCCGCCTGAGTTTAGTAAATTCTTATCTACAGTCTCCTGTTGTTCTTACAGTGATACGGATGACTGCGTTTTCATTGATAGTCAGAAGTCAATGGTTGATTTTGACGCGGTCAAAGAGGCTTTTTCTAGGGAGATTTCTCCAAACAAAGAGCCTGCATCAGCTGATGGATTATTTGTAGATTCTGATGGCTGTTATGTTTTGGTTGAATTTAAGTCTGGTGACTTCGATAAGTATAAAGTTTGGTTGAAAGCGTACGACTCGGCGATTATCTTGTCGGATCGTGAAGATAAAAGTGCTTCATGGATAAGAAAAAATGTCAAATTTATTTTGGTTTTTTATCCAGATAAAGCATCTAAAGATAAAAATATTAATTCGAGGAACAAGTTGTTAAAACTGGGAACTAAGAACTCGTCAAAACCAATATTGTTATATCTAAATCCTATAAGTCATTTCTTGTATGATGATGTATATGAGATGACGCCAGAAGACTTTTCTAATAAATATTTATAATGTTTCGAGTTTGCCCGCATTTGCGGGCTTTTTTGTACCCAAAAATCGCTACCTTAGTACCGTTTCTCTCCTAGCGGTGCAGGGTCTTGAGGTTGTCGCAAGGCAACCTCTTTTTTATTCCAGGTGTTTGCATTGTGCTGAGTGTTTCCATCCAGGCCAACTGCCGAAGTGTGGCTGAAGACCTTCGGCGTCTGTCAAACGAAGTCCGCCAAAAAGTCATCGGGCGTGCGCTACGAAAGACGGCCTCCAATGCAAAGACCGAAACGGCCAGGGCCATCAAAGACGAGTACAAGATCTCCAGTCGCGTGGTCGGTAAATCGATCAAGGTGAGTACGGTCTATGGTCCACGACCGAAGGCGGAGATCACGGTCAAGGGCAGGCCGTTGCCGATGGCCGCGTTCAAGCCTAAGCAAACAAAAGTTGGCGTCCGGGTGCGCATCAAGGGAAAGGCCCTTGTTGTTCCTCATGCCTTTGTCGCCAAGATGCGATCCGGACACAGTGGCGTATTTGCTCGAGGTAGTTACAAGAGCGTGGCATCTCCCGCAGGAAACTTCGGACGATTCAAGTTCAGTTCGGATCGTCTGCCGATCAATGAGTTCTTTACGTTCTCGCTGCCTCAAGGTTTCAACAACAAGGGGGTGATGTCTCGAGTCATCGTCCGTTTTCAGGCGCGTTACCCGATCAACATACAGCACGAATACGAATGGGCGGCGGCCAGTTGCGGGTTTCGTTGAACGGGTCCTTCCTGAGACCTCGGACATACGGGGGAGAACAGCGCGAATATTGACTAGTTACAAGCCCCTTTAGGGGGTTATATCGACATGCCTACACAAGCTGAAATTGCAGAACATCTTGGACTTTCTCAGGCGGCCGTTTCCAAAGCGATGATGAAACTGACGCTCGACTGGAGAACGTCGAGCATGGATGAAATTCGTCTGGCTTACCTGAATCGACTGCGAGCCGAAGCATCCGGACACGTGAGTTCGTCCGGACTCGATCTCGTCGAGGAAAAGGCCAAGACCGAACGCGTCCGGCGTGAGCTCGCCATGATGGAGCTCATGGAAAAGCAGGGCTTGCTCGTCAACATCGACGACATCAAAGGCGACATCACGCTTGCTTTGCTTAACTTCAAGAACGCGCTGCTCTCAAGAAACGAGCGGCTCAAAAGCGCGATCGACGCCATGTACGGCATCGATCTTGACATAACGATTTTGCAGGATGACACACACGAAGCACTCAACGACCTCGCAAGAACCCTCCAGCGCCAGGGCGCGGCTATTGAAATGGATGGCCACAGCACTGCAGCCGGCGTCGAGGATGGGGACAACCGAGTGGGCACGTGAGAACCGATTCCTGTCGCCGAAGTCTGCTGCACAGCCTGGCCGATGGGATGTCTCGGTGACGCCCTGGGTTGCCGGCATGCACGAGGCTCTGGACGATCCGGCCGTGGTCAAGGTGGTGGCGCGAAAGTCCGCGCAGGTGGCCTGGACGGACGGTGTCCTTCTCAACTACCTGGCCAAAAGGATCTGCGTCGATCCATGCCCGATGATCGTGATGTTTGCAAAGGAGCAGGCCGCGAAGGAATTCAACCAGGAAAAGTTCATTCCGATGGTGGAGGTGACGCCGGAGCTCAGAAGCCGTGTTCCGATTTCGAACCGAAAGAGCGCCGACAACCGCTGGGCAATGAAGACATTCCCGGGCGGCTTTTTGAAGCTTGTTGGTTCCAACTCGGCAGCCTCTGTGAAGTCAACGCCGGCGCCGGTGGTGGCCGTTGAAGAGCCGGACGACTGTAATGCAAACTTGGATGGTCAGGGCGACACCATTACTCTGCTCGAAGAACGTACCAAGACGTTTCCTCGTCGCAAGGTGATCTTCGGCGGAACGCCGACCATTGAAGGTTTGAGCCGTGTCGATTCGGCCTACCGAGCAAGCGATCAGCGCATCTTTAAGGTGCCTTGTCCGCACTGCGGAGAGTGGCAGGATCTGCGCTGGGAAAACGTCCGGTGGCAGAGCGACGAGACGGTGAATCACGAGGTCTTTGGCCACGCGCTTCCGGACACAGCGGCTTACGTCTGTCCGCACTGTGGAGCCTTGTGGTCGGACGCTGAAAAGAACTCGGCCGTACGGCAGGGGCGATGGGAAGCGCAGGCTGACTTTCACGGCATTGCCGGCTTCTACATCAACGAGATCTACTCAACCTTTGCCGGCTCGAAGCTGCGCTTTCTGGTTGAGAAATACCTGACGGCCGAAAAGGCCATGAACGAGGGCGACGACTCGAAGATGAGATCGTTCGTCAACAATCAATTGGGGTTGGCCTACGCCTTTACGTCAGATCTTCCGAGCGTGGAAGAGCTTGAGGCCCGGGCCGAGGATTACGACGAACTGACGGTGCCGGAAGGCGGTCTGATCCTGACAGCCGGCATCGACGTCCAGCACGACCGATTGGCAGTGATTGTCCGGGCGTGGGGTCGAGGTGAAGAGAGCTGGCTCGTCTACTGGGGAGAAATCCACGGACAGACGGCCGTTGCCGAAGCCGGTGCCTGGATCGATCTTGACCGGTTTCTTTCGCAGAACTTTAAGCACGTCAACGGTGCGGCCATGCGCATCAGCGCGGCCTCGATCGACTCGTCGGACGGTCAGACATCGGACGCGGTCTACAGCTTCGTGCGTAAGCGCATGAATCGCGGCTTCATGGCCATCAAAGGCTCGAGCACGGATAGGGCGGAAATCTTCAATTCGCCGCAGACGTCGATTGACAAGAACCGGCACAACAAGGCTTGGAAGTTCGGCGTGCGGCCGTTCATCGTGGGCGTTGATCGAGCCAAGGATTTGCTGCTCGGTGTCGACGCTTCTGCCGGCCGTATCCGATTGACCGGCAGCGGCCCGGCGCGATTCCACTTCTACAAAGGCGTTCGCCCGGACTACTTCGGCCAGTTGCTTTCCGAAGTCAAGGCGCCGCATCGAAGCATCAGGAACCGCAAGGTTTGGCAGAAGAAATCGGGTGAGCGAAACGAAGCGCTTGACTGCGAGGTTTACGCCTTGCATGCGGCTCGATCTTTGAAGATCAACTTGTGGGGTGAGACGCGTTGGCGAGCCTACGAGGAAAAGATCCGACAACCGGACATTTTCGGAACCATTGTCGAAAGCGCGGTTCCGCCGGCATCGTCAACGCTGCCGACCGTTGAGACGCCGCAGTCAGCACCGGTTGAGACTGTGCCGGCGCAACCCGCACAGCCGGTTCGCAAGAAGAAACGCCGTGGATATGGTGGAGGAATTTGGTGATCAAAGAGTTAACAAAGGGCGATTCGGCCACTTGGGTGGTGCCGCCTTTCAAGGCGGCCGATGGCTCGAGCATGGATGCCGCATCGACGAAACTGGCAGTCTTTCTGGTCGGACCGGTCAAGTGCAGTTTCTTTGCTGCGGCCGAGGCTGACAGTTGGCGCGTCACGCTGGACGCCAAGACTAGCAGCGAGCTTGAAGCCGGCCTCTATGAGGTTTCTTATCGCTTCACGCGTGAGGCGTTTCAGCAGACGACTCGAATCGGTCGCCTCAAGGTACTGCCGTCGATCGACGAAATCGAGTCCGGACACGACGTCCGGACGTTGGCCGAAAAGGCTCTCGAGGAAGCTGAAAAAGCTTTGGCCAGTTACAACGAAAAGGGCCAGCGCGTTCAGTCCTACACGATCAACGGTCGATCAATGACGTTCTCATCGGCAACCGAGATCCTGGACATCGTTCGCTACTGGCGGCGCCGTGTGCAGGCCGAGAAGAACGGAGGCCGATCCTCAATTATGTGGGTGAGTTTCTAAATGAATCTTTTGAAAATTTTCAAGCGCGACACACCGCTGCAGGTGCGCAAGGAGCCGCGATTTCATCGTCGGTCTTACGGCGGTGCAAAGAAAACTCGCTTCAATGCGGACTGGATCACCTCTACAACGAGTAGTGATGCCGAGCTGCGGGGCGGCCTTCGAGTCCTTCGCAATCGATCTCGGTCTCTGGTGCGCGACAACTCGTATGCCAAACGCATCCGGGATCTGCTCCAGGGCAACATCGTGGGGCAGGGCATCGGGTTGCAGTGCGTCCGGACGGATACCGGCGGACGTCGTATGGATCGAGAAAACGATCTCATCGAGCAGCAGTGGTGGTTGTGGGCAAATGGTGACGGATGTCACGTCAGCGGCTTGCTGAGTCTCACTGACATCCTGCGTCTAGCCATTGGTGAGGTCTTTGAAGCCGGCGAAGTGCTGATCCGGTTTGTGCCGCAGGCCTTCGGTCACTCCAAAGTGCCGATGGCCATCGAGGTGATCGAGGCCGAGCGCCTTGTCGATTCACAGACCACGGTGACATTGCCCAATGGGAACACCGCGCGCATGGGCGTTGAGATGGATTCCTGGGGACGGCCGCAGGCCTACTGGGTCTATCGGGGGCATCCGGGCGACGGAATTTTCCGAGGCTACGACAGCTCTGAAATGGTTCGGATCCCTGCCGATCAGTGCTGTCATCTCTACATCTGCAATCGGTGGCCGCAGACGCGTGGCGAGCCGTGGATGTCGACGGTCATCCTGCGCTTGCGGGACACCGATCAGTACACGATGAGCGAGATGGTGGCAGCGAGATCTTCGGCCAACGTGATGGGCTTTATCCAGAAGCCTGACGATTCCGCCCCGGGCGACGTTGACGATGATGAAGCCGATGAGAGCTTGCACATGGAGCCGGGGATGATCTGGAAGCTGCGCGACGGCGAGTCGTTTACTGGCTTCACGCCCGGGCGACCGAATTCGGCGGCTGAAACGTTCCTGCGTTTCATGGTCCGAGAAATCGCTGCCGGCGTCGGCGTCTCTTACGAGGCCTTGTCGAAGGACTACTCGAAGAGCAACTACTCATCGAGCCGTCTGTCGATTTTGGATGACCGACAGGGGTATCGAGTGCTGCAGCAGTGGCTGATCCGGCGCTTTCTGTATCCGCTTTTCATGCATTGGTTCCGTGCGGCCACATTGGCCAAGGTGATCGACATCCCGAAGGCCGCGCTCGAAGAAGAGGCTTGGCTGATGTCCGTGCGGTTCCGTCCGCCCGGATGGTCTTGGGTCGATCCGACCAAGGAAGTGGCCGCGTATCGCGAGGCGGTCAAGGCGGGCTTTACAACGATCTCGGACGTCATTGCACAGTCCGGCGGCGGGCTCGATGCAGAAGACGTCTTCAAGGCGCGCCGCAAGGAACTCGACTTCATCAATGAGTTGGGGTTGAGTCTGACGACAAACGAAGAGCAGTCGGCCGACCAACAGGTCATTGAGGTGCCGGACAAACAGAATGAGTAGCGAGCCTGCGGTAAGCAGGCTTTTTTATGAGGATCGAAATGACGAAACGCATTTTGACAACGGAAGAAAAGCCCGGCGTTCGCACCGCCGTGCTTGTCCCGGTCGCTCGAGAGGTTGAAGAAGGGGCGGAAGACTCTCACGAAATTGAGATGTCTTTCTCATCCGAAGAGCCTGTTGAGCGTTGGGGTTACGAGGAAGTGCTCGACCACTCGCCCGGCAGCGTCCGGTTGGGGCAGCGACAGCAGAACATGCCGCTGCTCTTCAACCACAACCGAGACGACCTGATCGGCAAGGTCGAGCGTGTGTGGCTTGGCAACGATCGCCGGCTGCACTGTGTGGCGCGATTCGCGAAGACCTCGCGTGGCGCCGAGTGCGAGCAGATGGTACGCGACGGCATTCTCACGAATGTTTCTTTCATGTACCAGATCTATGACTACCGCGAAGAGAGCAAAGACCACTTCCGGGCGACCGACTGGGAACCTTTCGAAGTCAGCCTCGTCACGGTGCCGGCGGATCCGACCGTTGGTGTGGGTAGAGCTCTTTCCCAGACAAACAAGGGCGAAAACGTGCGCTCTGCGCAAGGAGATTTCACTATGGACGTTACCGACAACAAGGCCGCGATTGCGGATGCAGTGAGCGCAGAACGCGCTCGCGCGGCGGAAATTGAAGCACTGTGCCGTCAGCACTCTGTGGATGACAACTATCGCAACCATGCGATTTCTGAGGGTTTGACGATCGATCAGGTTCGCCAGCATATTCTTGACAATTACCGCGCTCAGCCCGCGAAACCGGCTGCTTCGATCGCCATCGACATGAGCGCTCGCGAGCGCAAGCAGTATTCTCTGCTGCGTGCTTTCCGCGCGATGGCTAACCGTAGCACTGGTGGTAGTTTCGAGCTTGAGGTTTCGCAGGAACTGCAGCGCCGTTACGGTCTTAATGACACTTCTGGCATTTACATTCCGTCCAATCTCGGATCCCGTGCCTGGACGGGCAACGATAGTCTGATTCCGACCGAACATCACGAAGAAGAGTACGTGAGCTACCTTCGCGAACGATCGGTTCTTGTTGGCCTCGGTGCTCGCACGTTGACTGGCTTGCGTGGCAATGTCGACGTCCCGAAGAATACGGGCGGTGCCAAGACCTTCTGGGGCGTTGACAAGGCCATCACGGCTAGCGACTACACGTTTGATAGCGTGACGATGAGCATGCGCCAGGTCGGTGTTTTGACCACGGTGCCGCGTTCGCTCTTGATGCAGTCGAGCCCGGATGCCGAGCAACTCGTTCGCGATGATTTCTTCGGTGCTTTGGCCGAAGCGGTGGATACGGCAGCAATCAATGGCGATTCGTCCAACAGCGATGTGCCGACCGGCCTCATCAATATGACCGGTGTCGGCACGATTGAACTTGGCACCAATGGCGGTCTTGTCACTTGGGATACCCTCGTTGACATGGAAACCGCAGTTCGCAATTCCAAGGTGCGCAACGGTCGCTTTGCTTACCTGGTCAATCCGACAACCAAAGGTTACCTCAAGAAACTCTGTGACTCGACAGGCCGTCCGCTTTGGCAGCTCGCCATTTCCGAAGGCGCTCCCGATACGCTCAACGGATACCGCGTGGAAGACTCCACTTTGGTTCCATCGGACCTCACCAAAGGTACGGCATCCAAGAAGTGTTCGGCTCTCATCTTCGGCGCATGGAACGAGATGCTGCTTGGCGAGTGGGGATTTGTCGAGGTGTTGTCCAATCCCTACGGTGACGCGTTTAAGTCCGGTGGTTTGGAAATTCGAGGGTTGCAGAACCTTGACATCGCGGTTCGTCGCCCCAACGCCTTCGCGGTCGTCAAGGACTTCGATCCATCGTTTGTGCCGCCGGCTGAAACGGGCGGTGTTGGCGGCTAACAATGTTTGAGGAAGATTGGGGAACCTTCTTCTCGGACTTTGCTCAAGACGCGGTCCTGAACGGTGTTTCGGGCCGCGTCATGATCGATGAGCCGGACACGACGGTGCAGGGAGGCATGCTCATTGTTTCCGAGCGCTCCCTCGTCTGGCCGGCCAAGCAATGGTCGGAAGCAAAAGAGAAGGACATTGTGACGGTTGGTGCGCGGAAGTACCGCATCACGCAACCGCCTCAGGCAGAGGCAGACGGCAATCTGATCCGCGCTCCGGTCAAGGAGGTGTGATGGCTCAGAGAATCCAGATCAGAGATGAGATTTGCCGTCGCCTTTCTCAAATCAACGGAATTGACCATGTTGTGGTCGGCCGCTTCAAGCCGCTAGAGGTGAGCCGGTGCCCGTTTGTCCGGGTGCTGGCCGACTCGGAAACGAGTGAGCTTTATAGCGATGCCGGACAGGAGCGCCGCACGTTGTCGCTTCAGATCGAGATCTACGTCGACGACAGTGACGATCCGGAGGCCGAAGCCAACGAGATTGCAACGCTCATTGAAAAGCAGCTTTGCCGGTCGGACAGCTACTACCTATCGGGGCTCCTCACGGAGCCCTTGAGCTATCAGGGATACGAGCTGACTGCCGACGATGCGCCGGATCGAGAAACCGCTGCGGCCGTTCTCCAGTACGAAGCGGTTTACCTCTTTGAGCCGAACGTGTCCGGAGACGGTGTGCCGCTCAAGCGCGTCTACGGCGACATCGACGTCGGAGACCGTGACGGCCCGGACGGGAAAGCCGAGGCGCAATTCCGTGTTGAAGATCTATACCCGGAGGGTACGAATGGATAAGAAATTTATTCGCATTGAACCGGTCAAGGGACGTTTGGTGCGCGTTCCGGAAACCGGGCGAGAGGTGGCCGAGCCGATGAAGGTTCAGGCCACTTCTTTTTGGCGGCGTCGCATTGCTGCGGGCGATGTGCGCAAGGTTGAAGACAACGAGGTGCAGAAATGAGCATCAGCTTTAATCAGATCCCGATCAATCTGCTCACGCCCGGGCAGTACGTCGAGTTCGACAACTCCAAGGCTGTCGGTGGCTTGGTCAATGAAACGGCGCGCATTCTGCTCTTTGCGCCGAAGCTTTCGACCGGCACCGGCAAGGCAAACACGCCCGTCATGGTGACGCGTTCGAGCGAAGGCGTCGACGTCTTTGGGCTCGGCAGCATTGGCGCGGCCATGCTTGAGTCGATCTTTGAAATCACGCGCACGATTGAAACGTGGGTTGTGCCGATTGAAGATCCTTCGGCAGGCACTGCGGCTAAGGGTACGGTGACCGTGACAGGTACGGCAACTGAGAGCGGGACGATTTCGCTCTACGTGGCCGGCAAGCTTGTGCAGGTCGGCGTGGCACTGGGCGACGAGGCTACTGATGTGGCCGAAGCGATCGAGACGGCCATCAACGCCGAGCTCGAGCTCCCGGTGACTGCTTCCGCCGCTGAAGGCGTGGTGACAGTCACGTGCCGGCATAAGGGCACGATCGGCAACGACATCGATCTGCGCACGAACTACTACTCGAGCCAGAAGGATGTCCAGGGCATTTCTGTGGTTTGTGTTTCCTGTACCGGCGGATCCGGAACGCCAGACATTGATGACGCCATTGCGGCGCTTGATGAAAAGCAGTACAACACGATGATCTGCGCTTGGGCGGATGACACGGTGCTTGCTGCACTCGAGGCCGAACTCGACAAGCGCTGGGGCCCGATGTATCAGAACGACGGTCATCTGCACGTCGGCTTCCGCGGCACGGTCGGCGAGATCAATACCAAGCTCGGCACGCGCAACAGCCCGCACGTGACGGTCTGGACGGCTGAGGCCGGAGGCGAACCCGAACCGGTCTACCTTAAGGCTGCGTTGGCCGGGGCTACGTGCGCCTACTACCTCAACATCGATCCGGCTCGTCCGGTGCAGACTCTGGTTCTTACCGGACGTCTTCCGGCAGCAGAGTCCGTACGCTTTATTCGCGAGGAGCGAAACAACATCCTCTCCTACGGCGGCGCCACGACGAAGGTCGATGCCGGCGGCAATGTGGTCATCGAACGTGCGGTCACGACTTACACGCAGAACTCGTCCGGCTTGACGGATCCGAGCTACCGCGACATCGAAACGATGGCCACACTCTCGCGTCTGCGTTACCAGGTGCGTGCGCGTATCTCGCAGAAGTTCCCGCGCCACAAGCTGTGCGGTGACGAAACGGAGATCCCGCCGGGGCAGGCAATGGTCTCTCCCAAACTAATCAAGGCCGAACTTGTGGCCCTGCACAAGGATTGGGTGGATGCCGGGCTTGTCGAGGATACGGAAGAGTTCAAGAACGAGCTCATCGTTGAGCGCAATGCCGATGACGTCAACCGCGTCGACGTGCTTCTGCCGCCCGATCTGGTCAATCAGTTCCGTGTATTTGCGGCCAAGACCGAGTTCCGTCTTTAAGGAGTTGAAGCAATGGCAAAGATTTTTCTTTCCCGCGTTTGGGTCCGAATTGACGGGACGCTCATGGAAACGGATCCGACGACAACCAAGCTCGATTTTGGGGGCTACACGCGAGAAGCAGTGGTTACGGATCAAGGGTTCGTTGGCTACACGGAACGTCCGAAAGAGGGATCGATCGAAACGACGATCCGCGTTGCGTCGGACACGGATCTGGAAGCGCTCCGTAACGCGACCAATATCGTCGTCACGGCGCAGTACAACACCGGGCAGGTGTTCGTGATGCGCGATGCGACGATTGCGGAACCGCCGGCTGTAACGTCCGACGGCAAATGCACGATCCGCTTGTTTGGCCATCCTGTCGAGCAGTCTTAAGGAGTAAGAATGTCACAAGATCGAATTGTCGCGGTCATCGATCTCAAGTACCCGGTGATGAGCGAGGGCGTGGAAATTACCAAGCTCACGCTTCGCCGGCCGCGAGGCAAAGAGCTGCGCAAGATGAACATCGCTGCGTCCAACAATCTCGAGGTGCTGTACCCGGTGCTGGCCGCTTGCTGCGATGTTCCGGAAACGACCATTGACGAACTTGATTTCGAGGATCTGTCTCGATTGCTCAATGAGTCAACAGGTTTTTTCCTCGTTATGACTGGAAGTATTGCGCCGTGATGATGGCGGCTGTTTTCCATTTTCAGCCTTCGGAGATCTGGGAAATGGATGCCTCCGAAATGAATTTCTGGACTCAAGAGGCTGAGAAAATATGCGAGAATTTGAATAGAGGTTCAGATTCAACCATGGGAGGACAGCCGCAGTGGCCGCAACCTTTTCAGTCGTTTTCGCATCGCTGATGGCATTGGTGGCCGTCTGTTGGGGCGGCTACCACTTGATGCGTGTTTTTGCCGAAGCTTTCAAGTGCAGAAAAGAGCTGCTTAAGGCTTCGCTTGACGCCGGCGGTTACCGGGCAGGGGATTTCCTGCGGCTGTGTTTTGCGCTGTCCGTTGTAGCACTTGTCGTGCTCATTGCCGCGGGGGTTTGGTCGGTTTTGCCTTGTTTGGCCGGCGCGGCAGTTGCCGTGATTCTGTCGCTGGGCATAGTCGAGGCGGCGAAGAAACGGCTCCTTTGATTTTTGCGGGTGTGAGTCCCGCAGTAAACGAATCTTCTGATGGGTGGCTTTGGCCGCCCTTTTTTGTACCATGGCTGAACAAACAACTACCTTACGGGTTGTCGCGCGAGACGACGCTAGCGCGGTTTTATCCCGAATTTCTTCAGGTCTCTCGGGGTTAGGGCGCGGGATCAGCGGATTGAACTCCGGAGGTCTTTCTCGGATAGGGGAAGGTTTGAGAGGGCTTGCTACAGGCGTCGGTACTTCACTGATGACGCTTCAGTCAACGGCAATCTTCGGTGGTGCATTGGCGGCCGTAGCACAAATGACCATGATGCTTCAGGATGCCAGCACATCCGTCTCGCAACTCTCAAACCGATTTGGCGTCGGTACCGAGCAGATTCAGGTTTTCGGAGATCTGATCAAAACCTCCGGCGGCAATGTTCAAAACGCCGCGACGGCTCTGAATCAACTGGCTATTTCCATGCAGACGGCCTCGCGGGATCCGGAGCTTGCCTACGCATTCCGTCAAGTCGGTCTGTCAGTGCAGGAACTCCAACGGATGGATCCGGTGGAAGTGATCCGGCAAATGTCGGAAGCGTTTGCCAATCCGGCCAACACGAACGAGTTGGCCAAACAAGCCATCCTAATGAAGACCATGGGGCAGGATGGCTCGTACTTCCTGAACACCCTGAATCAAGGCCCGGACGCATACAACCAAAAACTGCAGGAGATGCGGGCTGAGGGGACGTTGCTGTCGCAGAGCCAGCTGCAAACGGCCAGGAGCTTTTCGAAAGCATGGTCGGATGTCGGCGAGGTTGTAGAGAGTATCAAGCTTGATTTCGGGTTGTCTGCAGCGCAGGCGTTGCTGCCGGTGCTGCAGCAGATCTCCGGGTACCTGAAAGATCCGGAACAAAGCGCTTCCATCCGCGAAGCGCTGAGATCTTTTGCTGAAAGTCTGCCGTCTCTTGCGCAGGGGGTCTTTGTGCTGATCCGCGGATTTGTGAGCGGTTTGAGTATGGTTGGCCAGGCGGTTCAATGGATTGAAGAGCACTTCGGATCCGTTGGGGTGGCAATCGCCGGGTTGATGCCGCTTTTGCTGCCGTTGGTTGGGCCCGTTTTTTCCATAGTGGCAGGTGTTGGTCGTTTGGTCACCATGATCCCGTCGGTGGTTACGGCGCTCGGGCCGGTGCTTGGCGTCCTTGGCACTATCGGAGGAGTGGTCGGACGATTTGCCCCGTTGATTTTGGGGGTCGGAACGGCCTTTGCCGGCATCGTTCCGATTGTCGCAACGATTGCCGGCGGCGTGCTGACGATCTACCGCAATTGGGATTCGATTGTCTCGAAGGTCAAAGAGTTCGGATCGTCGGTTTGGAATGCGCTGTTTGGTGACGATGATGACCAGGGAAGAGATGCAGCACAGCGTGCGGCCGGTGTCGGATACGACCCTTATGCGGCGGCCCGGACGCTTCAGCAGCGTGATGCCCGGGCGGAAGCCCGCGTGCGTGTCGAGGTGGAGTCCCGACAAGGATCTCGAGCGGTTATTCGCGAGGTGAGTCGTGAGGGCAATGTTGAACTGGATGCGTCGCAAGGCCTTGTGATGTGTGGAGGTGATTGATGGCTTGGAGAGATGAACTTCGGCCGGCCAGCTTTCGCGGGGTGTCGTTCTATGTAGAGGGCGGCACCCTTACTTTTGGACGACGTCTGGCCATCCATGAGTACCCGCAGCGCGAGAAGCCATACGTCGAAGACCTTGGCAAGAAAGCGCGGGTCTATCGCTTGGAAGCGTTCGTACTCGGCCCCGACTACATGAAGGACCGAGACGCGCTGATCGATGCACTGGAGACGCCCGGCGCCGGGCAACTGGTTCATCCGTATTACGGGTCGCTGGTTGTTACGGTTTCGAGCGACATCGATGTCAGCGAAACGTCGCAGCAGGGTGGCATGGCTCGCATCTCGGCAACCTTTGTCGAGGCGGGCGAACTGAACGCTCCGGAGGTGACTGAGGATACTGTCGCGGCGGTCGAAGAGGCCGAGAGGACGTTCCTTGATGATCTCAAGGACTGGTTTGCTGAGACGTTCGATGTCTCGGGGCTCGGAGACTACGTGCCGGATGCGGCCATGGATGCCATCAGCACGCTGATGGAATACGAGAACATGGCGCTTGGCGCGCTTGGCTGGATTCGCTCCGCCGTGTCGTCTGACCTCAAAGTGCTGTTGCCGGAAGTGCTCGCAAGCAAACTTGCTGCGCCCTCTGAACTCGCTCAGGGCATTCTGATGTGCATCAACAAGGCTCAGGTCATCGGCGAGCTGGCCGCGTTCAAGGTGCCGAGAGTTGAGAGCGAAAACATGAACGGAGAGATCCGGCAGCGCACAAACACTAATGCGTACGCTTTGGAAAAGCTTGTGGCCGGCGCTGTGGTTTCGCGGCAGATCCAAGAGGTGGCGCAGTTGGTCCCTGCGGCAGTTGAAGAGGCGCAGGCGGCCGATCCCTCTGCCGGCAAGACCGGCATTGAAACGTCTGCCGGGACAGCTGACACGGACAAGGTTTTTACGCTCGACGATGCGGCTGCGGCCAGAAAGGAAATTGTCGAGCTGGTCGACACGTTGCTCTTTGACGAAGAGTTTGGTGAAGAGCCAAGAACCTCTTTGCTGAACCTTCGTGATGCCGTGCTAGCGCATCTTGATGGGATCACGCCGAGCATTCCGTCGGTGCGCTCGGTCAAGGTCAATCGAGTGATGCCGGCCATTGCTTTGGCCCATCGATTCTACGGGGACGCTTGGATCGAAGACGGCCGCGAGGGTGAGCTTTGCCAGCGCAACGGCGTCCGGCATCCGGGCTTTGTGCCGGCAGAAAAAGACTTGAGCGTGGTTGTCTATGAATAAGGTTTGTTTGAAGGTTGACGGAAAGGTCTACTCCGGATGGCTTGAGGTGAGCGTTCGCCGATCGATGCGGGCGGCTTCCGGCGGCTTTGATCTCAACGTGACGGAGCGCTGGCCCGGGCAATCGTCGGCGTGGCCGATCAAGCCAGGGGCACTCTGTGAGGTGACTGTCTGTGATCAGCCTGTAATAACAGGTTATATAGACTCTGTAAATAGCAGTTATTCTGCGAACTCTCACAGCATTTCCGTGCGTGGCAGAGACAAGACGGCCGACCTGATCGACTGCTCTGCGGACAATATGACGCTTAAGAATCTACGCCTTGGCGAGATCGTGCGGCGCCTGATCAAACCGTTCGGAATTGAGTTCGTAGAAGAGTTTGTTTCTGACCTGTTAATTAAGCATTTCGTGGTGCAGACGGGAGAGTCCGTTTTTCAGACCATCGAAAAAGGCGCGCGCCTTGCCGGCGTGCTGCTGATGTCGGATGGTCGTGGCCGACTTGTGGCTACCCGGGCGAGCATGGCCAAGCGAGTGCAGACGGTGTTGCGCTCTGGTGAAAACATCCTCTCCGGATCCCTGACCGATTCTGCTCAGGATCTCTACTCACAGATCACGGTCAAGTCGCAGGTGTCGATGCCTGACATGAACAGTTTCGACCTGACGGGGTTGCAGCCGGCCGCAACGGTTCTCACCAAGGCCGAGGCAAGTGTGTCCGGATCCATGAAGCGCTATCGGCCGCTGATGATTCTGGCCGAATCCCAAGCAACCAATTCGTACTGCCGGACCCGGGCGGAGTGGGAAGCGGCGACGCGTCTGGCGGCCTCGCGGGTTGCAGAAGTCACGGTGGTCGGCTGGGTGGATGACAACGGTGATTTATGGCGGCCGAACACGATTGTGTCGGTGGTCGACGAACACCTGAAGTTGGCCAACGAAATGCTCATCACCGACGTCGCCATGCAGCTTACGGACGCGGGGTCGATCACTCGCTTGCGATTGGTCGATCCGCAGGCGTATGCGCCGCAGCCGGTGATTGTCGAAAAGGTTCCGCCGTCTTACTCCAGGTACAACTTGAAATGATTGACGAAAGAACACTAAACGCTTTTGTAGCTCGGATGCGAAACCGTATCCGGCTGATGGTCGGCAGAGTCCTACTCTCTATCGTTGATGATGACAAAACCATCCAGACGGCACAGGTGCAGGGGCTTGCCGGCGAAGTGCTCGAAGACGTCGAGCGCATCCAGCAGTACGGATTCACGTCCGTACCGCTCTCGGGTGCGGAAGGTGTGGCGGTCTTTTTGGGCGGCGAGCGTTCTGCCGGTTTGATCATCGCGACCGATGATCGCCGTTTTCGAGTCAAAGAGCTTCAGCCCGGCGAGGTGTGTCTTTATACCGATGAAGGAGACACGATCAAATTCTTGCGAGGCAAGCAAATCGCCATCACATCCGGCGGCAAGGTTTCGGTGGTCGCTCCGGACGTCGATGTGCAGGCCACCACGCTCAACGTCAAGGCGTCGACAGGGATTTTTGAGATCAATGATCTGACTTTTGACACGCCCGTCATGAAGGTGACCGGGGACGTTCAGGATCATTCCGGGGGTGACGGGGCCAGAACCATGATGCAGATGCGAGGAACTTTTAACTCGCATACGCATCCTGAGACGAATGCGTCCGGAGGTTCGACGCAACCTCCCAACCAGGAGATGTAAATGGATATTCGAATGACCTACGACAACATCTCCCAGGCAGGGGATTTTGTCGTGACAAAAGGAGATCTGGCGACCGATCGCGATTTGGAAACGGCGGTTCTGATCAGTCTCTTTACAGATCGGCGAGCGTCGGACGACGACGTCGTTCCGGATGGCACAGACGACCGTCGTGGCTGTTGGATGGATGCTCTGATGGATATGCCTCTCGGCTCACGGATTTGGTTGCTTCGGCGAGAAAAGGTGATCCCGACTACGGTGGCCGCGCTCAAGGAATACATCGAAGAGGCGTTGCAGTGGCTGTTGGATCAGAACATTGCCCGGGCGGTGACGGTGACATGCACGCCAGACTCTCGCAAGCATCAAATTACTGCTGCGATTGACATCGCGAGAAACGGACAGAACAGACGGTATCAATACGTTTGGAGACAGATAAATGGCATTTGAAAAACCGACTCTCAGAGAGCTTGTTGACCGAGCGAAAAGTGACATCAATGCTCGATTGCCGGGTGTCGATGCACGTCTGCCGGCAAGTGTTCTGGGGGTGATTGCTCATGTGGTCGCCGGCGGAGTGCATGGGCTCTACGGCTATCAGGATTACATTGCCCGGCAGATCCTCCCGGACACCGCCGACTCCGAGTTTTTGGACCGGCATGCGAGTCTGTGGGGTATGTCAAGAAAGCCGGCCGCACCGGCGGTTGGGAACATCACAATCTATGGCACCGATGCCACCGAAATTTCGGTCGGCATGCAGCTCCAGCGAGCCGACGGGAAGCTCTTTGCGGTCGCCGAAACGACCCGGATCGATGGTACGTCCGCGACTGTTCAGGTCGTTGCGGTTGACGGCGGATCTGATTCAAACACTGATGCCGGCGTCGAATTGACATTGGTCGAGGCGGTTGCCGGGCTCGAGTCGAAAGCAACGGTTGCCGAAGGCGGTCTTTCCGGCGGCACCGATGTCGAGACGGACAGCGAGCTGCGCGAGCGTGTGTTGCAGAGAATGCGCACGCCGCCGCGTGCCGGCACGGCCGCAGACTACGTTGCCTGGGCGTTGGAGTGCGATGGTGTTACCCGCGCTTGGTGCATGCCGAACGCTCCTTTGGAAGGGCAGGTGACGGTCTATATCGCTTCTGACCAGGCAGGCATCTTTCCGAACGAGACTCTGCTCGAGACTGTCCAGGAATACATCGACAATCTTCGACCGGTGACGGCTGAGGTCTTCGTAGTGTCTCCGATCAAGAAGCAGATCAACATTGTGATCAACGGCTTGAGCCCGGACACAGACACCGTCCGGGGTGCGGTCAAGGCCGCGATCAGCGACTTTCTTTTCAATGTCGCCACTCCGGGCGGCACCATTTTTATCAGTCAGCTCCGGGCGGCCATCAGCGGCGCTGCCGGCGAAGTTGACCATGTACTGGTTTCGCCGACGGAGAACATCGTTTGCTCGACCGGTGAGCTGGCCGTTCTCGGAGACGTGACATGGCAATGACAACAGAGAACTATCGGCTGCAGTTGGCTTCTTTGCTGCCTCGAGGAACGATCTGGGAACAGGCGTTTAGCGATGAGTCCGTGATGGGGCAGCTGATGACGGCCATGGCGGACTCTTTGTCGCGAGCTGATGACAAGGCCGAGCAGCTGATCGAAGAGGCGGACCCACGTCAGACGACGTTGCTCTTTAGGCAATGGTTGAGTGTGTGGGGTGTTCCCAGCGATTGCATCCGGGCGTTTGTCGAGTCGCTGACTGACGAAAAGCTTCGGCAGATTCTGGTTAAAAAGATTCAAGGCGTAGGACTTTCATCCCGCGCCTTTTTAATTGGGTTGGCCGCTGAAATGGGGGCTGAGGCATCGATTGAAGAGAAGCGCGCGTTCAAGTGCCGCAGTCGAGTCGATCAGCGCCTCTACAGCAAAGAGTGGCGCACGCACTGGTTCTTCGTTGTGTTGCACGACGACAGCGGAAAGCCCGTGAATTTTTCGTGCCGCAGCCGTGTCAATGAGCGGTTGGCGACCTGGGGGAACTCTGCTCTTGAGTGCTTGATCAAAGAGTTTTGCCCAGCGCATACGAAGGTCAGATTTATTTACTCAGAATAGGGGAAATTGGTATGAAATCATATTGGTGTGCGGATAGTGTTGAAACCAAGCCGGACTTGACCAAACTGACATCTTTCGGTTATCCCACGGATGGCAATCCGGAGCAGGGTTTTGAAGCAACTTTGCCTGGCGCGGCCTGGTTCTATCTCGTGAGTTTGATGCGCTCGCAGATTATCTCGGCGTGCTCAAAGACCGAGGATCCTAAGCTGGAAAATCAGTATTTGGAATGTCTGCGATCCTTTGATTGGGCTTTGGAGAAGTCGATCGATGGCTCGAAGATTAAGACGGCAACAATTGACAATGACCGCATCAAGCAAGGTGTGATTGCTTTTGACCGACTGGCAGCGGCGGCAATTGCAAATGAACAGCAGGCGATTGCTGGCACGGCGAAAAACCTCTTGATGACCCCGTACTTGGTGGCAAAAGCCATTGCTGCCCTCATTCCGCCGGCAATGCCTACCGGGATGATTTTCCCGTGGCCCGGCGACACACCTCCGGAAGGTGCCATCGTTGCTGACGGGCGCGAGCTAAATCGAACAACGTATAAAGGATTGTTCAATATTTACGGTACGAAATACGGCGCTGGTGACGGTTCGACGACTTTCAATGTTCCGGATCTGGACGGTCGCTTTATCGAGCTCACGACGGATGCCGAAAGTGTCGGGCAATTTGTTGAGCCTGGGTTAGCCGAACATCACTGGTTCCTGGAAATACGGTGTTGCTTCCGACCAAGCTTCTACAGGTGCTGTAACTGATATTGGAAATGATCGGAGAATGGGTATGGAAGCTATTGCTGCATATTTTCCAATTGAAAAACAGTTTGATGCCTCCTTAGTTTCATCCATTTATGGACAGAGTGAAACAGTTCAACCTTCTGCTTTACGAGCTTTGCCGTGCATTAAGTTTTAATGCAGGCAAGCGATTGAAAAGAATGAGGTTGCACGGTTGATGCATTACCATAAATGGAGCTCACCAAAGACGCATCCATGTCCAGTTGACGGCCGTCATAACTACCTCCGTCAAAATGGCCCTGTGGCGTCGTCTCACGAGTAAAGCATCCAGAAGGCGCAGTGGCGCTTTTGAACATCCCGCTCGGAACGGTACCAATGATGTTCGGCCTGCCGAACATCACGGGTTGGTTCACTTTGGGACGGAACAGTGGACACGTTTCGAAGGTCGACGGCACGCTCTTCTACTTCGGAGAAGCTGACAGAAGCGCTGCCGCCACGGCTGATGCGAACGACGCACAGCATGCAGTTTTTGATCCTTCACGAGCAAATGCCACATATGGAAGCTCTTCCGTCGTACAGCCTGCCTCAAGCCGCTTTCTCGCTTGCATCAAATCTTGATGCATGGAAGGAGCCTGATAGACGAAGGCTGGACTACCGATGACTTTCCAAAGATTGCGTTTGAATTAGAAGCATCAAAGTCAAAGTTACCGTGGCGTTGAACAGTAAGTACCGACTGGTAGGCAGCGTAACCGCCTGATGCCTGTACGACCTCCCGAGAAAAAGCTCCGGATGCCAAAAATATGAGGCTATTCCCATCAACCGTTGTATCCAACTCCGAATGCCCAATGATGTTCGGCTATCCAGACCGAACATCACTGGCTATTTCGGGCGTCTCACTGGCACGAGAGGTGTCGACGAAGGAACGTTTTCAGGTGCATTTGCTCTCAACGGAGCATCTAACTTGAGCCATGGTGGGCAAGATTCAGCGACCAATGCCAGGAACTCCGACTTTGACGCTTCAAGATGCTCAGTCATCTATGGGGAAACAGAAACCGTCCAGCCGTCCGCTTTGCGCGGTCTAGCCTGCATCAAAATCTAGCTCTTGATACAAGCTAAGAAGCGCATAGATGACGGTTGGATCGTTTGACTTGCGCCATAAACCGAAGAAGACAGTGAAGCATCCAGTCCAAAAACCGTGCCACCGTAGTCACGCTCAAAACCTTTGTCACAAGTTCCAACTCTGTATAGGCTTCCCGAGAATATGTCATCAGGATACTGGAGGCCTCCGGCAGTTCCGATGATGTTCGGTCAATGCTTTATGCACGCAAGAAACCGGACGGCTTGAGGCTGTACAGTTTCTGCATTGTCATAGACGGAAGAGACTCGACTCGCGTCTATCTCAACGTTATGAATCCAAACATCCTCACCTCCACGGACTGAGCCTCTCTCTTGATTAGGAAAAAAGAAAGCCCCGGTTGCTATGTCATCTACGCCATGGAATCTCCCTGTGATGTTCGGTCCGAACATCACTGGGGCTGTCGAAGAAACATTCTTAACCGATCTTGCCAGTGCACCGGGCTGGAGTGATGGCGCCATGTTTTGGACAACTGCCCAAATCATTAACCGAAACACTAATCAAGGAGAGGACTCCTGGGGAAAGCGTTTGAATGTTGATGCTTCCCGATCGTCGGATCTATATGGCTCTAGTGATGTGGTTCAACCGGCCTCGCTACGTGCGCTCCCTTGCATCAAGGTCTAGACCGAACATAACTGGTGGATTTACCCTTGATGTAGTTAGTGTGGGGCGATTTGGCATAGCTGACGTTCAAGGTTCTTTTACAGCTTCGGCTCCTTATGACATTCTCTTTGACCCGGGAGCATCTCAGGGAAAGCAATACACCCGGGCTGAGTTTTCGGCAGCATCAAGTAATGCAATCTATTCAGGTTCTTCAGTGCAACCTTCATCAATTCTGTTCATGCCTTGCATTAAGTTTTGATGCAAGGTAGCAAACAAAGAGATGCAGGCTGAACTACTGTGCTGGCCCCGTAAGTTGCCGACACCCGAGAGGCGTCAAAAGTGAAACCTCGATAAGGAACAGTACTTTCACTTCCTCCTGTGTATTTTTGTTGCTCCACGATAAAGCTAAAAGCCCCATCGCAGGATGCCAAGGAATCATCTAAGTATGTTTTCCACATCCGGAAAGATCCAGTTATGTTCGGCTATACCTTGATGCAAGCAAGCGAACGTAGCGAGGCCGGTTGAACAGTTGTTGTGGAGCTAAATATTGGATTTACGTTTTTGGCACTAAAGCATATGAGATCTGTAGTGACGTAATCACCATGATTAAGTGTCCAAGATGAGCTAACAGCAGTACCGCGAACGAAGCATCCACTCTCTAAGATGGCATCTGATTGAGCTCTGATACTCCCCGTTATGTTCGGTCTGGATAACCGAACATAAGCGGTGAAATCGCATCGACAAATGCCCTTGGTGTAGGTAATGGTGATCCGTCCCAATCTGGAGCTTTGTCGATGGTATACGTAGATCAATGGTGGTCAGGTTTTGGAGAGGCTGCGGGTAAATACCTTAGGTCGATCAGTTTTGACGCCTCTGGATCTTCCGCCACTTACGGTGCGTCAGCAACCGTACAACCCAAATCTGTACGGGCGCTTGCTTGCATCAAGTTTTGATACATGCAAGTTGTGCTATCGAAGATGGTTGCACAGTGGTTGATGCGCCAAAGATCGCTGAAGATCGAGAAGCATCGATATTCACATTTGACTTGTTGGATCCACTATTCGTGTTTCCGTATCCAGCTCCTGAGTTTGAAGAATACAAAGATCCTGAGCTTATGGTTTCGCTGAAGTTGATGCCGATTCGTGTGATGCCACCAATGATGTTCGGCAGTCCGAACATCAGCGGACAACACAACGTCCCAAATGGGAACCGGTCGGGTGACGCGCTATACGTAGACGTTCGAGGTAGCTTTGGGTACGTAAGCCAAGCAAGTCAAACAGGCAATGCGGGAGATGGCGGCGTAGGATGCCGAATCGACATCAATGCATCTCGGTCTTCCGCAATCTTTGGTGCATCAGCTACTGTGCAACCATCTTCGATGTACCAACTTGCATGTATCAAGATTTGATGCATGCAAGCAGCTGCATTGATGACGGCTGAACGGTAGATGCATTCCCGTATGCTGAAGAAGACCGACTGGCGTCGATAAATACTTTCTTTTTCAAACCCCCGTCGCTTGCGTCAACCCATCCGGTTTGTGTCCGCTCTGAGTAAAAGCAACCGTTTTCTCCTATCTCATCCCCGGATTCTTTGAAAGACCCGGTGATGTTCGGTCTTCCGAATAGCGGTTGACGTGCCGAAAATTGAGAGATTTCGGCATGTGCCAGCCCCCATTCGAAAGATCGAGCGGTAAACGCATTACGCGCTGTCAGCCTTGAAGATGTCAGGCAAGAAGCCGACTTCTCGGGCACAGTCTGAAACGTAGTCACACCAAGCGGCCATGAGAGCGCGCCTCTGTGTGAGGTAGTCTGACCGCTGATAGGCTCTTGAAACGCTGGATCCGGCCACGTGCGATAGGCATGCTTCGGCGGCCTCGAAAGGTGCGTCGTGGTCAGCCATCCAGCTGCGGCCGAAGGATCGGATCCCGTGCGCTACGAGACGACCTTTCAGCTCGGTGTCGTGGAAAAACTTTGCAATCGTCTGCTCGCTCATGTGGCGCCCGGACACGCGCCCGGCCCAGATGAAAGGCGACTTCGGATGTGGCGACTCGGTCTTGGCGGCCTGGAGGACGTCGAGCATGATCGGTAGCAGCGGAAGGCGATGCTCACGGGATTTCTTCATCTCTGAGGCGGGAATCGTGAGAACGTCGCCATCGATCCAGTCCCATCGGACTTTGACGGTCTCGATGGGGCGCAAAAGCGACAGACAAGCCCAAGAGAAAAGGAGCTGAATGCGACGAGATGCAGACTTGACGATCTCCATAACGCGGGGCAGTTCGCGCCAATGCACGGATGGCATGGGCTTGACGATGGGTGCCGCGAAGACTCGGCTGACTCGATCGATCGGATTGTGGTGAATGTAGCCGGCGCAGACGGCAAGATCCATGACTTCGCGAGTTCGCATGAGGACGCGCTTCAAGGTCGCTTGGTGCCCGGCGCGCTCGATGCTTTTGACGGTCTGGATGACAAGAGGCGCGGTGATCTCATCGATCTGACGGCCTCCGAGTGGACCGATGATATATCGCTCCATGCGTCGGCGCTCATCTTGGTAGCTGACGATGCGACCGCGCTTGAGGTTCTTCCAGAGAGTCCAAGCGTCGCGCAGCACGTAACCGCGAGGAGGCTCTTGGCCTAGCTCCTTGCGTTTGCGTCGAGCAATCTGTCGCGCTTGCATGAGTGACACCTCCGGCCAGTGACCGAGAGCAAGGTCTGTGACACGGCCGCCGGAGCTTATGCGGAGAACCCAAGACTTGGTGCCAGACGGTTGAACCTTAATGGTCAGACCGTGGCCATCAGAGACGGAATATCTTTTTTCACGCGGCTTTAATGCCGCAATTTTTTTAGTAGTAAGGGAGCTATTCATGGCTTTTAAGATCCTTCAAAAAATTGACGAGAACGGTTACTGGATCAAACCGGTCAAATTTTTTATTGCGCCTGATTCCAAGCCGTCAAAAAAGATGGTCGAGCAGGCGTTGCCGGAAGGCGCCGACGTCCAGAACAACTTTTACAAATGGGATGGCGAAAAGTGGGTTGCAGAAAAGAAACCGACCAACGCCGAAGAGCTGATCGGTGTTGTGATCAAACACTCGAGCCGGACGGAACGAGACTTGGCCGTGCGCAAGTTGATCGAAAAGTTTGCGAAGGAGGACGGGTACCGGATTCGAGACCGAAGTACAAACCTTGATTGGGAGCTCGAAAAGATTCCAGAAGAAGAGATTGAGCTGCAGACAATCAATGCAGAGTTATCGACTTTTGACCAGAAGGTTGCCAGCCTGAAAGACCGCTTGGCCACTGCCACGCTTCAGGATGACGCCGAAACCGTGGCCTCTTTGAAGGCTGAGTACAAGACTTTGATGGGAGATTGAAATGGATGAAAAACGTTATTGCCCGGCTTGCGGTGCCGAACTCGACGTTGATGGGATCTGCACGCGTGAAACTTGTATGCGCCGAAAGATTCAGTTGCGACAGAAGGAAGCAGCAGAGAAGGCCGAAAGCGCCAAGACCAAGTGAGGCAGGGCTCCCGAAAATCGAGAGCATCTTTGAAGAAGATTGGCTACTGGGCTTCACGGATGGTGGAGCCTTTTCTTTTAAGAGGAGAAGCATATGGCAATCGAAAAAGACAAGCTGAACGAGTTCATCGAGAAGATGAAGGAAGAGGCAAAGAAGATTGGCCTGGACATCGAGGAAAAGCTTGACGACGCCAAGGATAAGTGGGCCGAGACCGCGACCACTGATCCGGATATGGCGCGTCGCCAGTTGAGATCTTTTTGGGGGATCGTGGGCTTTATTGCCGGAATTCTCGTAGGTGGATTTGTCGTCTACATGTTTGGATAAACCAAGCCCCGAAAGGGGCTTTTTCATAGGTGAGAGCCATGATTTATTTGAAGTGGTTCCTTTTTCTCCTGGTTGGGGTTCCATTCGAGCTTTTGGCGAAGCTCCTGTCGCCTGTCCTTGCCTGCTTTGTCAACGATGACGGATGGTTGCCCAATTGGTTGAGCTGGTTTCAGACCCCTGACAATCCGTGTGATGGTGACGAGGGGCACAGGAAGCGTTGGCCACGAGATGGCGTCTTCTGGACGTGGATGCGACGTTGCGCCTGGTTGTTTCGGAACAGTGCCTACGGATTTAACTATTTCATCTTGGGCGTTCACTACGAGGCTGGTGATCTGCACTGGCATGAAGGCAATCCGGAGATTGGTGACTTGACTGGCATAAGTGGTCTTTGCCGTTGGTACATGGAGCGCAATGGCGAGCTGATTTGCTTCCAGGTGTACTACGTCCGCCATTACAAGCTTTTCGGTCACTGGAAGTGCATCAGAGCCGGGGTAGGTTGGAAGATGTGGGGAGACGTAGTCTCAGATCCTTACTGCCCACATTGGGTGTACTTCAATCCTGTCAAAGGCTCAGGGCTTGAAGAGAAGGAAAAGGAATGATCCAAAAAATTTCAGACATGGCCACCTATTTTTCAAGTCTCGGTCTTGATCGATCAATCGCAGCCATTGGGTCTTTGGCCGGAGCGGTCTGGGGCTTTGCCTTCACAGAGGCTATTTGGCCTCTTGTTTGGTGGCTGGCCATCTTTGTTGTTATCGACTTTGTTACAGGTTGGGTGGCTGCAACAAAGACAGGGGGCTTTGACTCTCGAATCCTCCGGGATGGCGTCTTGCGGAAGGTTCTGATTATTTCAGTGTGTGGTCTCTCGCACGGGCTTGATGTGCTCTTTGAGCCGGTTATTGGGGTGTCGATCTTCCAAACGATGGTCATCTGTATGTATGGCCTGGGAGAGTTTGCCTCAATTCTTGAGAACTTAGAAAAAGCGGGGTATGGCCAATCGATCCCGCCGATATTGAGACGTCTGATCGGAGCTTTGAACCATCGACTTGAAGACACTGTTGACAAAATTGAAGGAGATAAAAATGCCGACACGCGGCCTCAGAAATAACAACCCTGGGAACATCGACAAGACGGTCGAAGTTTGGGAAGGTCAGGAACTTCCTGGAAGCGATGATCGTTTTTGCACGTTTTCGAGCATGGCATACGGATGCCGTGCTCTGATCCGGACATTGATGACCTATCGCATGAAGCACGGTCTTTCGACTGTGCGAGAAATCATCAATCGCTGGGCGCCTCCAGTTGAGAACACCACGGACGCATACGTTGATCACGTGTGCCGGCGCCTTGGCGTCGCGCCGGACCATCCCTTGGACTTTGGCAACCCTCAGGTCTATTTGCACCTGGCGCGTGCTATTGCCTACCACGAGAATGGGGTTGCGGCTGACAGCATCAGCCTTGGCACGTGGATGGAGGGGGCCGAACTTGCCGGGCTAAAGGTGGAAGCATGAACGCTTGGATGAAAGTGGCGGCGTGTGCTGTGGCTGGACTTCTGATATTCGGATCCGGCTACAAGTTCGCAGCAGCCCTTTATGAGGCCGACATTGCCGATCTACAGGCGCAGCACGCTTTGGCTATGAAGGAAAAGACAGATGAGTATCGAGCAAAAGAGCAGAGCCAAGCGAAGCAATTGGCGGACGCATGGGACACACTTGAGCGCGCTCGCGCTGAGTCTGTCAGTTTGCGTGACGATGTTGACCGGGTGCGCGTCGAAGCCGACCGTTATCGCGCCAAGCTGTCCCGAGCCGGCTCCGATTCCTGCAGCGCTATCCGAGAGCGACTCGCCAGCTGCACAGAGCTACTCTCGGAAGGTGCAGGGCTATCTGCAGAGGGTGCAAGATTGGTTGAAAGAGTAGCGGCGAGAAAAGATGCCGTGGTAAAAATTCACGGTGAGCCGCAGAAAGAGCTCTCTGGTGAAAATCGGCGTAGATAAACAATGTTACAATGCCCGTCCAATAGGGTATGTAGCGTCGCTCAAGTGGTGTCAAAAGTGGTGTCAATTTTGAAGTTTGATTCCTGACATGTATGAAAATTAAGGCATGTGCAGATTCCACCCCTTCCGCCAGTTCTTAGAGCCCGTAGATTCTTTAGTCTGCGGGTTTTTTGCATCTGTCGGGCTGTGACTTTCGCTGTGTGTGGGTGCTGCGAGTTCGTTTGTTTTCAGGAACGCAAAAGAGCGGACATTTATAATGCGGCCTGACATGGGCAATTTCCGATCAATGCCCGAACAGATACACAGAATTCAGAATGTTTGCTGGCCGGTGTGCAGACGCTCGGCATTCTGACGGTCGCAACCGTTTGCAGCAAACAACAAGTGCCATACAAGGAGCATTAAAAGATGGCTAGCGCAATGAATGAACAGGTTCTCCAGACGTTTTTGGCGGCTCATGCTCGCCTGGCGACTGCCATGAAGGGAATTTCCGGCCAGCTCGGCGGCAAGACCCCGAAGGTTTCTCAGAAGGCTTTCCAGGAGCTCATCGATTCGAGCGCCGAACTTCTGAAGGAATCCGTGAAGCTTTCCGTCCTTCTCGGCGTCAAGCTCGAAGCCGGCGAAAAGAAGACCGCCGCCAAGAAGACGACCGCTAAGAAGGCGGCTGCCAAGAAGGAAGAGCCGGCTGTCGAAGAGGCTGAACAGGCTCCTGCCAAAAAGACCACGCGCAAGGTGACTACCAAGGCTGAACCGGCCGAAGAAGCCGAAGAAAAGAAGCCGGCCGCTCGCAAGACGGCAGCTAAAAAGTCTGAAACGACCGAAAAGAAGACGACGGCCAAGAAGGCTGCCGTGAAGGAAGAAAAGAGCGAAGAGGCTCAAAAGCCTGCTCGCAAGACCACGACGCGTAAGTCGGTGGCCAAGAAGTAATTCCTCTGACCCTTCGGTTGGTTGTTTGATTCGCGGTTTCGACCCGTTTGGCTGTCGAGGCCGCGATTTCTTTTTTCAACGGCGATGACTATTCAGAAATCTCTGCCGCAGGCCGGTGTCAGTGCACCGCACTTTCTGGCGGCTCAAACCGGGCGACAGATTCTTGAAGCGGGCGGCACGGCGCTCGAAGCGGCGGTTGCTACGGCGGCAAGCCTTGCCGTCGTATACCCGCATATGAACGCGGTCGGCGGCGACAGCTTTTGGCTGATCAAGAAAAAGGACTGTGCTCCAGTGGGGGTGCTTGCCTGCGGACAGGCGGCAGGGCGCGCAACGGTGGACTTATTCAAGTCTCGCGGTTTTGAAGCGATTCCACCACGCGGAGCGCTTGCTGCCGTCACGGTTCCTGGTACGATCCGCGGCTGGCAAGCGCTTCTGAGTCTGCCGGAGCATCCGAGACGACTGCCGCTTAAGGACATTCTTAATCCCGCTGTCGGATTTGCCGCCAATGGTTTTCCTGTTTCGGCAAGCCAAGAGCGAACAACGAGGGCAGCGTTTGAGAGTCTCAGGTCGTGCCCCGGTTTTGCCGAAGTCTTTCTCAACTCCGAAGGCTTGCCTTGGGCAAAGGGCCAGACGCTTCGCCAGAGCGCTTTGGCTCGCACGTTGCAGCGACTCTCAGAAGCTGGATTGACTGATTTCTACGAAGGAGATGTCGCAGCACAGATCTGTAGTGAGTTGGCCGATGCGGGCAGTCTGCTGACGCCCGAAGACTTTGCCGCATGCCGAGCACGCATTGTCAAGCCTTTGCATTTGAGAGCGTTCGGGCAGGATTTCTACAATCTTCCGGAGCCTACGCAAGGCGTGTCTTCGCTTGCGATTTTGGGGCTGATGGAGCGTTTCGGGGCCAAGCCCGACGATATGGCGGCTTTTGTGCACGCGGCCGTCGAAGCGACGAAACTTGCTTTTGCCTGGCGCAACAAACACGTGGGTGATCCGCGAGCAATGACGGCTTCCACGCAGAGCTTTCTGTCGGCGCAATCGCTCGACACCCTCGCCAAGTCCTTTGATCCCGACAAGGCTTGCTGTTTTGACGAACAGCAGGCTATTGGCGATACGGTCTGGTTCGGTGCAGCCGACACGGACGGTACGGTGGTGAGCTGCATTCAGAGCATCTATTGGGAGTACGGCAGCGGCCTTGTGCTCAAAGACACGGGCGTGACGATGCAAAACCGCGGTTGTGCGTTTAGCTTTGACGAGAGACTTCCGAGCGCATTGCGTCCCGGAGCGTTGCCGTTTCATACGCTTAACCCGGCGATGGCGGTGACCAATGACGGTCGCGTGATTGCCTACGGCACGATGGGCGGAGAAGGCCAGCCTCAAACGCAGGCCGCGGTCATCCTGCGGCATTTGGTCGGCATGCCGTTGGATCGGGCCATTGCTGAACCTCGCTGGCTCATCGGCAGAACCTGGGGCGACAATACCGCAAAGCTTCGTTTGGAGTCTCGGTTTGCTGCAGGGGTCGTCAGAAGTTTGATTGAGCGTGGGCACGACGTGGAAGTGCTTACGGAGGCTTACAGCGAGACGATGGGGCACGCGGGGGCAGTGAGCAAAGCTGCCGACGGTGTGGTGACGGGAGCGTCGGATCCCCGATGCGACGGCAGTTTCGAGGCGATTTGA